CAGGCGAAGACCAGTTCGCAAGGGTCACCGGCGATCGCCTGGTTCACCAGCGTCAGGTCGGCGAACCGCGCCTCGATCGATCCGGTCAGGGCTGCCATCGATGGGTCCAGCCCTTCCAAGAGACCATCGTTGCGAATGGTCTCGATCCGGTCGAGGTTGTTGGCATAGGACACCTGCGCCGAGACGATATTGCCCAGCGCCGCCCCGTTCCGCGTGATCGACCCCTGAAAATTGCCGAAGCGCTGCAAGGGCAGGGTGGCGTCCGTCAGGGTTCCGGCGGCTGTTGTGGCGGCAACCGTCTCTCCCCGGCCGATCAGGCCAACCGTCGCAGTCAACAGCCCAGACCGCTGCGATTGCCACTGGATGCGATCGGCGACGAGGCCGGAATACATTGCGAACCGCGGCACATCGGGCATCTGCGTCTCGATCGCCATGCTGGGCAGTGTGAAGCCGCCCGACTGAAACGTGTGCGTCCGCGGCGTGGTGCCGGTCGTCACCGGCTGGCCGAAGATCGCCTTCAGCCAGAAGCCGAGGTTCTCGGCATCCATCGGAATGACGACATCGCCATCGACGTTCACCGCATCGCGGATCGGCGCCTGCGGATCGCGGCCGTAACCCAGAAGTTCGGGCGACAGGAGCCCCTGTTCCGAGCCAAGCGTCGTCGTGGCAAAGGGCATCCGGCGATAGCCGCTGGCGGGCGGCGTGCCGTAAACGGATTCGAAGGCGAACGCGACTTGCGTCCGCGCGACGGGCTGGCGGGCCATGGGGCAGTCCTTTCGGGGGTTGGTCAGAGAAGCGGGTCGGTCGTGGCGTAGGCGAGGATCACCGGGATCACCGCCGCCTTCAGACCCTCGTTGCCGTCGATCGCCAGCAGCACCGGTTCCGGCGCTTCAGGCGTGATGTAGTCGCAAATGCCGCCAAGCGTCCGGTCGGCGGCCAGCGCCGTGCCGATGGCGAGCCGGAGGGCGTCGAAAGCAGCATCCCGGGCGGCCGGGGTGCCATCGACCACCATTTCGATCTCGGCCCGGTGTTCGTAGTAATAGCCCGGCGGCGACAGCCACACCTCCGGCGGCCCGGGATCGCCATCGCGCAGGATCACCACCCCGGCGGCAGGCACCTTCTCGGGAAGGATCGCGTTACGCAGCACCTTGGCCCCCGGCGGCATCGCGCCGGACAATAGGGTATGGAGCGACGCGAGCAGGCGCTCGGCCGTGGATTGGGTGGGCATGGGGTGAGGTTCCGGCGTCGAGGCTGTTCCTAAACGGCCCAGCGGGTTATCATGCGAATGTCAGACCGTTTTCCGAGCGAAGGCACCTTTCGATGCCGAAATCTCTCCACGACAAACTCGCCGAGCTTGATCCGGCACGTCTTGCCCGCATTCGGGCCGAGGCTGGTCGGCTTCAGGCAGAAATCTTGGCGGCGAGGTCGGATCGGAACCCGACGCCCGATGTGAAGGGTGCGTCCAGCGGAAACGATAAACTCAGCTAGCCATCGGCAAGTCGGACCATTTGACCCGAAGGTATCGGCCCTTGCGGCCGGGGATGTCCTTCCGGTCAATCATGCGACCCGAAACCTCGAATTCCTCGTTGATCTTCACGACCAGCAGTTTGCTGAAGTTGCCTGAAAGATCGATTACAACCTCGTCCTTTCGCTTGAACGGCGTGATCGTCTTGATTTCCACATGGTCGTTGCCAAGCCTGCCATCGGCGCCTTGGGCGTAGGTCCTGTTCAGCTTGATGCCGTAGGTGATCGCCCCGAACAGTTCGCCGATATCCCCGTAGACGTTCAGATGCAGCCCGGTTTCGTGATGGTAGCTTTCCGCCAGAGAGACCAGATTTTCGAAGTAGGGGATCATCGAATAAAGGGCGTTGGGGTATTTGGCCCGCCACTCCTTGTGGCGGAGTTGCTCGTCGATTTCTGACCAAGTGACCCATTCGCCGTCGTCGTAGAAGGCGCGGTCGTTCCAGTCTATTCCGTCCATTTCCAAACCGCTGTCCCTGCGACTCCACCAATTTTCGGGAGTATGCCGGTCAATCGGGCACTTCTAAGGCGGCAACCCATTGTCGCCATACAGGAAGTCTTGGCTGCGCGCCGCGATTGGTCCGTCGCGCAACTTGGCCAGGGCGCTGCGTTGCGCGGCCTGCATCAGCGCCGTGCGCCCTTGACTTGGCGTCGCAGCCGCATTCGCGATCGGCACCATCCTGACGGCTGCTTTCCCTCGCCGTGTAAGTACGATCTCCTCACCGGCCTCGGCTCGGCGCACCAGATCAGCCAGTTGTCCCTTTGCTTTGCTGACCGAAATCTGCATCGCGGCCCCCACCCATTCCTTGCCAGTAAAGGGCACGGTGGCGCATGTAATCAAGCGCTTACTCTCCCCACGCACCCAAGATCGCCCCGGGCAGGCGCGCCGTTGCCTCCCGAGCCAACCCATCGAGGTCTAGCTTCTTCGGCATCTTCACCTGCCGGAGCAGCAGGAACACCGGCACGGTCTGGGCTCCGGTCAAAATCCCATCCCGCCGCCGCCGCCCACCCTTCGAAGCAGCAAGCCCCCGGCTGTTCAGTCGCGCATCATCGGCGACCAGCAAGCTGGGCCCGTTTCGGCGATAAACGAACCGAAGGCGCATGCCGGTGCGCTGTTCCCAGCGCCAGGGCGTGATGCGTTGGCGGCCGAGGCCGGTGAGGCCTGCTGCGGGCAGAGGGATCGCCAGCCAGAGTCCGTTCTTGCCACGGATCAGCACGCCGCCGTCGAAGGCGTGCAGGATGTCGGGCGCCTTGGTCCAGACGAGGCTGGCGGCGCGAAGGGACGTGCCAGATCGCGGGAAATCGGCCTGCCGGACGGTGTTGGCGAGTCGCGATCCCAGACCCGAAGCCCGGACCTGCCCGCGCCAGTCTTCACGTAAACCCCGCCCGGCGGCAAAGACGCCGCGGGTGACGGCGACCTCTGCCTCTTGCAGAATTTCGGTCGCGATCGCGTTCAAATCGCCGTCGATTGTGGCGCCGAACTTCATACCTCCCGCGCCTCGGCCTTCCAGACATGGCGCAGGGCATCGCGCAGAGGTTCGCCCCGGACCTCGTAGATCACACCCGCGATTTCGAACGTGTCGCCCGGGGCAAGGGCGCCCAGCGCGGCACACTCGACATCGATCATCACGCTGTCGGTGAAGAAACGACCTTCGCCGAAGTCGGTCACCGCATCCGGCCGCCGCAGCATTACGCGGACGGCGACTGGCACGCCCCCTCCACCAGATCGCCACAGCGCATCCTGCGCGAAGTTTGGATCGCGGAAGAGGGCGGCCGTGGCCATGGCGAAGGCCGACATCTCAGGTCGCGCCCCCGTTCAGGCGCACGATCCCGGTCGTATCTCCCGCGCCGCCTGCCACGGCCTGCGTGGCGATGCCAATCCGGGTGTTGCCGGTCAGGACGTTGGTGGTCCGGCTGTTCGCCGCATCCCAGTAGATCGTCTGGCCAACCGTCCAGGCCTGCGAGGGCGCCTTCGGCAGCGAGAACACGCCTACCAGCCGGATGACGGCGGTCTCGCCGATCGCTGCGGCCCCTTCGGCGACGCCAAAGATGCTGCCGACCAGCACGCCCTGACCGGAGGCGATGACGGCCGCCGCGGTGATGTTGATGGTTTCGCCATTGGCGATGAAGTTCTTCATCGGTTTTCTCCTTCAGAGGTGGGGTTCAGACGCCCGCGTTGCGGAAGAGGCCGCGCCAGTCGATGGCCTTGGCGGCAAAGTCGTGGCGGGCCTTGATCTCGATGCCGTCCACCTCAAAGCCGGAACGGGTCTCGGTGTAGACGCCCTGCTGGCCCTCGAGATAGGCGAACTCGATCGTGTCGATGCGGGAGGGATCGGCGGCAAGGAACCAGGGGTCTGGCCCGGCTGCGGCGATCAGCCGGGCCTCTTCGATCGGTTCCAGGCGGTTGGCGAAGGCATTGACCCCGGCGACCGCGTTGGGGGTAGTGGTGGTCACGTTCTTCCGCGCTTCGACCGACCGGACGCCGGGCGGGGTGATGATGTAGCGCGGCAGAACGCTGATCTGGCGGCCTTCCAGTCCCCGCTGATTACCGAAGAGGCGGTAAGCCTCGGCGAGGGTGGTTTCCGAGATGGTGCCCGCCGTGCCGAGGTTGGCATGGGAGGCATGGAACAGCGGGTTGCCATCGGCCATGTTGGGGTTGGTCGAGAAGATCGAATAGACGAGGTCGCTTTCGAGATCGGCGGCCGCGGCGCCGAAGGCGGACGGGATGCGGGTGAAGGCATCGAGGTCGTCGTTGATCAGGGTCTGACGGGTGATGCCCACAATCCGGCCATAGGTCACCAGCGCATAGACCTCACGGCTTTCGCCGATCGTGCCGTAGGTGAACTCGCCCGATTCCGGCACGCGCAGGAGGTCCGGCGCGCCGCCCAACTGGTTGCGGGCCACGGGCTTGAAGTCGGTGATCACGGCCTGCCGCGCCCAGGCGGTGAAGGTACGGGGCGTGGTGTCATAGGCCGCGCGCAGGGTTTTGTTGGCGACATTGGCGAGGATCAGGGGGAAGTCGCTGGTCGAATGCAGGCCCGAGCGGCCGATCAGGGCCTCGGTTGCCAGTTCCATCTTCGACATGCCCCGTGTGGCGATGCCGCGGCGATCAAGGGCGTGGCGGGCCAGTTCCAGGAGCGTCAGGCCGCGGAATTCCCGTGCGCGGTCGGTCAACTGGGCCCGGCCGGGGTTGTGGCGGTGCAGAAGGGCTTCGGACATGGCGTCGCGATAGGCAGCGTCGGCCGCGCCAGTGCCGCGTGCGGTGGCAGCGACGGGTTCGGAGCCCCGGGTGGCCGGGGCATCGGCTTCGGCCAGCTTGTCGAGAATCGCAGCCCGGGCGGCGTCGAGCGACAGGCCGCGCCGGATCAGATCGGCGGCAAAGCCAGCGCCCAGCGCGTGGCGCTCGCAGAGGGCCAGCACCTCGGCCGCAGCGCGGTTCGCCTCGGTACGGATCGCATCGGGGGAGGGATCGGCCGCCGGGGCGACGGGCGACGGCGGCGCGGCGCGGGTTTCCACGGCCGCTTCGGCTTCAGGCGTTTTGGTGTCGGGCATGGTGGTCCTCGTCTGGTTCGGGGAAAGGGCGGGCGCATCGGCCCGGGTGAGGAGGCAGGGAGTCAGAGTTTCAGTTCGGGCGGTGCCGGTTGCAGCATCGGCGCCGCGGATATGCGCCCCCGGATCGGCGGGCATGGCGACGGCGGAGATTTCCATCGGTTCCCAATCGACGGCCCGCCACAACTCGCGCTGGCCCTGGGCTTTCGTGATGTCGTAGCGGTGAACCCGGTAGCCGACAGACACGGCCGAGACCGTGCCATCCATGATCCGCTGCACGATGGGGGCGGCATCTGGCGCTGAGGTCAGCCGCACCCTTGCAAATCCCTGGCCGCCCTCGATCCGGGCCGTGCCGGGCAGAACCGCGCCCACCACGGATTCGAGGCCCCAGGATCGGTGCGAGTCCAGAAACGGCGCGCCTGCGTTGAGGCGGTCCATCCGAACAGCGCCGGGCGTGACGACCAGTTCCTCGTCATACTCGACGACATCATCCCAGCCCTCATAGCGCCGCCGCTGCACCGTGGCGCCGGTGGTCCAGATCACATCGATCGTCATGTCGTCGCCCTCGCCACGGACAAGCCGTAGCGAGGCCTCCCGCGTGATCAACGGGAGGTTCATGGTTTCCGGGGGCATTGGGATTACCTTTCGTCGGGGGGCGGGCTGCCGCCTGCGTCCACGGCTTGCGCCAGACCGGCGCGGCTGACGCGGCGGGGGTCGGCATCAAAGATCAGGCCCAGCTGATCGAAGAGGGCGGCGTATTTCTGCCATTCCTCGACGACCTCGCGCGGGTCATAGCCTCGCCGCGCGATCTGCTGGGCGGGGGTCGAGAACCCGGCGCGGACTTCCATTAGATCGGCAGTCACGTCCTGCAGTGGGTTCACGCTTTCAAACCTGGGCGGGGCCCATTCGACCGCGATCTCTGGTTGGGGCAGGGCTCCGGCGGTCCAGGCAGCTTCCATCACCCAATCCCAGATGCGCTGGCAGAACATCGGGATCACCACCTGCCATTGCACGGCTTCGACCATCCGGCGGAACTCGTGCAGGCCGACCCGCGAAGAGGCGAAGTTCACCTGACTGAGATCGCCGGTCATCAACTCATAGGGCACGCGGAACCCGGCCGAGATGATATGCTGCTGCACCCGGTTCCATTCATAGATGCCCGAGGTCGAGGCGGGCGTGTTGAACTTGATGTCCTTGCCGTTGCGCACATAGCCGATCAGCCCGGGTTCGAACTGTTCGATCCGGTTGCCGTCGGCATCCTGCACCACCGGCGCCATGGACTGCTGGTCCTCATCGGCGCCGAAGACGAAGCCCACCATCGAGGCTTCGATCTTCTTGCGGACAAGTTCGGCGGTCTGCCAGTCGCCCAGTTCCCGCAAGGCGCGCATCGCAGGGACGCCCCAAGGCACACCACGATTCTGGACGCGCTGGCGTTCGAAGAGATGGGCGACCCCGTCGGCGCCGATCCGCAGCGATTCAAACCGGCGGCCAAAGACCGGCATCGCATCGCCGGGGTGGTCGGGGAACATCCAGTAGCCCCGGCGGCGGCCCAGCGCATCGTATTCGATGCCCTGGACAATCCGCCCGCCGTCGGGCCGGTTGTCGAACTTGGCCCCATCGAGGTGATCGGCCTCGTTGAGTTGGATCTGCACCGGCGCGGCAAGCCGATCACTAGCCCGACGGCGACGGCGCAGGGCGAAGACTTCGCCGCCTTCGATCATCTCGCGCACGGCCAGGGCGGTGAGGCCATGGAAGTCGGTGTGCCCATCGGCATCGGCCCGAGGCGCCCAGCGCTTCCAAAGATCATCGGCGAGCTTGTTCAGCGCCGGATCGGCCGCCGCGGCCCGAGGCCTGATGCCAGTGCCGACGATGTTCGACACCAGAACCTGCACCGCCTTGGCCGCGAGCGGGTCATTCCGCACGAGATCACGCATCCGGTCGCGCAGCGCACCACTCGCAACGGCGATTTCCGCATCTGCGGCCGTCGATCCGGCGCGCCAGCCATCCGTGCCGCGCCCGCGAGCGGCAGCGTCATAGCCGCGCCGCAGGTTTGCGATCGCCACCCGGGCGGCATAGCGCCGTGCGGCCGTGCGGGGCGCGACGGTGGCTACGATCCGGTCGATCACGCCCCACGGCACATCAGGCGGGGTGGGTTTCATGTGCGGCCCCGGCTGAAGCTGGCCTTGCCCGCGACCGGGCGCGATCCGCCGGAACTGGTGGCCATCTGGCCTTCAATGAAGCGAATGCGGGCGAGGAGATCGGCGGCATTGCCATAGGTCAGGCGCCGCCCATCATATTCCACCACCAGCGCACCGGCGGCATAAGCCCGGCGCAGGGCCTCAAGTTCACCTTCTGTCCACGACATTTGCTCACCTTTCAGGGATCGGGCACGATTTGCTGTTGCATTTATTGCACTTGATGCACTTATGTCGTTTGAACGACGACGGTTGGAGGGCCGCAAACATGAACATGCACGCACACAGGCAGCTTCCCCCATCGGCACGCGACGCCGCGATCGCCCGGGCCACGCGCCAATCCCTCTCGCGGTTCGAAGCCGCAGATCAGCCCCTTACCCTGCGCGTCACCGACGGCCAGCAGGAAGCGCCGATCGAACTTCCGGCCGGGGCGGTCGCCATGCTCCTCGATATTCTCGATGCGATGGCCGCAGGCCGCGGGGTCACGCTGATCCCCGAGAATGCCGAGCTCACGACCGTTCAGGCGGCCGAAGTCCTGAACGTGTCGCGGCCGTTCCTGATCCGGCTTCTCGAAGAGAACGTGATCAAGCACCGCAAGGTGGGCACCCATCGCCGCATCCGCATGGAGGATGTGATGGCCTACAAGGCCCAGATCGATCAGGAACGCGACGGCGTTCTCGACCGGCTGGTCGAAGAGGCCGAGGACGAGGATTATGGCTACCAGCGCCCATGACGCAGTACACGGCCCTTCTCGACGCCAATGTGCTTTACCCGGCCCCGATCCGCGATCTGCTGCTGCAACTGGCCGCGATGGACATCGTTCGCGGCAGATGGACCTCCGACATCCACCGCGAGTGGATCGAGGCCCTGATGCGCAACGAGCCCCATCGTGACCGTGCCAAGCTGGAACGGACGCGCGACCTCATGGATCACGCCACCCGCGATTGCCTTGTGACCGGATACGAGGGCCTGATCCCGTCCCTGACGTTGCCCGATCCCGACGACAGGCATGTGCTGGCGGCCGCGATCGTGGGGCGCTGCGATTGCATCGTGACCCAGAACCTCCGCGACTTTCCGGCCGCGGCCTTGGCCACTTTCGGGATCGAGACCCAGCACCCCGATGAATTCCTCCTGAATCAGATGAACCTGGCGCCGGGGGCCTTCCTGTCGGCCGTGCGGAAGGTCCGGTTGCGCCTGAAGAAGAACCCGCTGACGGCGGCCGAGTATCTGTCGAACCTGACCCGGACAGGGCTTGTCGGCACTGCGGCCGAGCTTCAGGCTTACGAAGCCCTGATCTGACATCAGAGCCATTTTCCACGTCGGGGCCCAAGCCAGTCGGTTGGCCGCTTCGGGGCAGATTGCGGTTGCGGCCGGTCGGGTTGACCGGCCGGGGTGGTTGCCGGGCGCGCAGGCCGATCTGTTCTTCCAGCGCTTCCCAGCGGGCGTTGTCCCAACGATCGATCCCCATCAGCCAGGCGGCGGCGCGGGCATAGACCCGGCAATCGAGGGCCTCGTTGCGCTCGCGGGTCTGTTCCCATTCCAGTTTTTGGTAGCCCGTGCGGGTTTTGCGGGTGACCAGCTGTTCCGAAGTCAGCTGCTTCACCCATTCGGCCGTGGTGCCCTTCGGGATATGGACAAAACCGGCAGGCCAATCAGCGCCCGCCGCCCGTTCCTCGTCGGTGGGCGCGGCCAGGCGAAGGAAGCGATAAGTCTCGGCCTTGAAGACGGCCCCGGCCACCTTCCAAAGCCGGACACCGCGCCTAAGTTTGCGGCCGCCCTCGGTGGTTTCTACATAGGTGGGGCCGTCCACTGGCGTCGACCGGTCGAACCCGGCGACGCCCTTGATGGCGATCACCTGCCCGTGCCCGGCCTGGCGCACCCAGGCATAGACAGCGTCGGTCGTGGCGCCGTCGCCGGAGTCGATCGCCACCCGCGCCAGCGCCATACGCGCGCTTGAGGCGTGTTCCCATGTCATTCCGAGGAATTCGTTCAGATCGGCCCAAACCTCGGCCCGGGCGGTGTCGCCTTCGAGGACGACGTGATCGACGAGCCAAGAGCGCAAGTTGCGCCCCCAACCCCAAACGTCGATCTCGATCCGGTCACGCTGGACGTCGATCCCGGCTGTCAGGATCAGCACACCGGCAGGGGCCCGGCCCAATTGCCAATCCTCGCGGCGTTCATAAAGCCGCTGCCAATCCGGCGCCTCGCCCCGTTCCGCCCAGGTTTCGCCGAGGACGGTGTTTTTCACGGTCTTCAGGGCGGAATCGTTGCCTTGCGCCTGATCCCAGCGCCGCGCGATCTCTTCCCACGAGAGCCACCCGAGGGGCGAGTAGAGCCCCGAGATGTGGAACCCGACCACGCCCGCCGTCTCGGCCGAGGCTTGCACGTCCGGCGCAGCCGTGGGCAGCCAATCGGCCCCGTTCGCCTCGTCCATCATCCACGTCTTGTGCCGTTCTGCGATCGGCGCCTCGCAGTGTTCGCAGAGGTAAGCCGCCGTCTCGGGCGGCCCCTTCTCCCAGCGCAGCCGTTCGAACTTCAGCCATTGCAGCCCGCCGCAATGCGGGCAGGGGACGTGATAGCGGCGCTGGTCGGTCAATTCGAATTCCCGCTCGATCCGGCTGAGGCCCTTGATCGTGGGCGTCGAGGCCAGGAAGATTTTCTTGCGGTGGCCAAAGCTGTCGGTGCGGGCCTCGGCCAGCGCCACCGGGTCACCTTCGCCCTCGAGATCGCCCGGATAGGCGTCGACCTCGTCCAGAAAGAGCCAGCGCGCGGGCATCGACCGCAGGCCCACGGCCGAGTTTGCCCCGGTCAGCACCAACTGGCCGCCGGGGAAACGTTTGGCCAGCACCGTGTTTCCGGCATCGCGCGAGCGGGCGGGCAGAACGAGGGCCCGCAGATCGGGGCTTTCCTCAATCAGGGGTTCGATCCGCTGCTGGCTGAGGCGCTTGGCCAGATCGGTCGTTGGCTGCACCGCCAGGATCGGTCCCGGCGCGCGGTGGATGCAGAAGCCGATCCAGTTATTCCCGGCCTCGGTCGCCCCAACCTGCGCCGACTTCATGAACACCACCCGCTGGGCCGGGTTGTTCGGCGACAGGGCCTCCATGATCGCCTTGAGGTAAGGCGTCCGGCTGGTCCGATAGGGCCCGGCCTCGGACGCAGCCCGCGACGACAGGATGCGGTGCCGGTCGGCCCATTCCGCGACGGTCTGGGCCGGATCGGGCGCCAATCCCCGCGCCCAGGCCACGGCAATGTCCTCGGCCCCTTCGAAGCTAGCGAAGTTCAACCTTGACCTCCGACATCTCCGCCAAATGGCGGCGCAGGTAACGCATCAACACCTGTTCCACGGCATGCGGTTCGGCCCCGAGTTCGGCGGCAATGTCGGCTGCGACACGCGGCGGCCAGTTCAGCCAGGCATCCCGTTCCCGCCGCGCCAGATCGAAGACCATCGCGGTGGCGCGGGCGCGATCGACGACCTCGCCCTTCATTTTCTGCAACCGAACCCGGGCGGTCTGGGCTTTCAGCACCTCATTCGCCATCCGCGCCTTGACGAAGGACACCTCGCCGCCATCACCCGTGGCCGCCCCCGGGTCTGCCCCGGCTTCGGTCAAGGTTTCGGCCACGGCCGCAAAGGCCTGCCGTGGCACGGCCTTGGTGCCCGCGACTGCCCGTGTCGCCGCCGCTGTGCCGCGTCCGAGATCCCGGGCATGGGCGCCGCGCTGCTTGGCCGGATCGGTCGACGCGTCCCACATCGCATCGGCCTTGGCGGCGTCGATCGTGCCGTCGGCTTCCGTCGTGATCCGCCCCGTGGCGATGGCCTTGCGCACGGCGCTTTCATGCACCCCGCGCAAGGCGGCATAGGCGCGCCGCGACAGCCCCATCTTGCGACATTCTCAAATTAAGTCAGTGATTTGGACTTGCTCTTCGGGCGGTCTCGGCAATGTCTGCGACACCTTGAAACGGAGGTTTCCGATGCCCGCCAAGACCCACGCCATCACCGGCCACTAGGCCAATTGCCTCGCCGCCGCCGACCATTTCATCGCCTGCCGCGGGTCCAAACCCGCAACCCGCATCCGCGCCCGGTTCGACCGGATCGATCAGGCCGAGGCCTTCGCCGCCACCTTCGGCGACAGCCGGACCATGATTTACGCGGTGACCGCAGAAGGCCGCTCAGCCCACATCAAGAACGCCTGAAGGAGGCCCCGATGTTTACCAACCTAACCGCCGTCCAGATCAACCGCCTTGCCCAGCGCCTGAGCGAGGCGCCCTTGGGCCGCAGCGCCAGCGTGGCCGCCGCCGCCGAACGGTTCGAACGCCTGCTGGCTGGCAAGATCGGCACCGATCGCGCGCCGAAAGCGGTCAAGGCGATCCTGACTGCCCCAGGCTTGGAAACCGCCGCAGGGCGGCTGGCGGCCGAAATCGACGCCTGCGAGCCGGACGCCCCGGCAGAACCGGCGCCGCTCTCGGTTGCGCCGGAACACGCCGCCGAACCGGCTCCTGTTGTCGAACAGGCCGCCGAGCCCGCCCCGGCGCCCAGCGCCCCGCGTCGCCGCCGGGATGCCGACATCGAAGCCAAGGCCCGGCAGGGCGAATTGCCCCCGCCGCCCGATTTCTCCGCTCCGACCCATGCCCGCTTCCGGGCCAAGCTGGCCGCGCTGGTGGAAATGGCCGGGAAAGCTGATGCCACCGGCCTTCGCGACGTGCCGATCAACCCGGTTTCGTCCAGCCCCAAGGCGCTGGCCCGCTACCGCGACCTTGCGGTGCTGGCCATCGAAGCCCGGGAGGGCCGGGTTACTGACGATTGAATCTCTTGATTCGCGACTAGGGTCAGGACCCATAACATTGCTTGAACGGCGGCTG